GTGATCTTAAACGTGAATTCAAGAAGTTCAATAAGACTAAGAAAGGCAACAAGCAGTTAGTCGCACGTATCACTGATGCGGTGGCGGCATGAGTTGTCTATCATTACTGTTAGCAGTGTCAGTCCACACAGGTTTGTATGGAGATTATAACAACACACACCCACATCTCAGGTGTGAGGTCGAAAAAACTATGTTTGTGTCTAGTATTGCGGGGGTTTATTTAAATAGTGAATCTGAAATCAGCTATTACTATGGCAAGAAGCTTGGAATTGTAGAACTGGGATTAGTGAGTGGATACTCCATATACCCCATTCTTCCTCTAATTAGAGTAATTAAAAATGGTTGGTATTTAAGTCCATCATATGAAATAGATAATTGGGGGGCAACTATAGGATATGAAGCAAAACTATTTTAGTTTAAAGGTATGTACTTACAAGCTTTGTGTGATATAATGTATACATATATTAAAAAAGGGACTTAAATGAAATTTAACGAAGAAAACAACATCCACGAGCTATTCGAATATGTCGAGAGTACTTACTCTAAACATTATTCTTCTGCAAACGGCGTGCAAATCATGGATCTAATATCTGCCTCAGGGTTAGGTTTAGATTTTTGTCTTGGTAATGTATTAAAATACGCATCAAGATATGGTAAGAAAGACGGAGCGAATAGACAAGATCTGATGAAGATTATGCACTACACACTATTGGCAATTAATGATCATGACTTAAAGGAGTCTAGCAATGAAACTTAGTAATGAAATAAAAGATGTATTGAATAACTTCCAATCGATCAATAGTAATATCGCAATCGGAGAAGCTGGTGGAATGATTCGTACCATGTCTGTCTCTAAGACTCTAATGGCAAAGGCTAATATTGAACCTGAAGCACCAAACGCTTGGCCGTATGAATTTGGTATTTATGACTTAGGTGAATTCCTAGCTTGTCTTAATATGTTCACTGATCCTAATTTGCAATTTGATGTAGACAAGAAGTTTGTTAACATTAGTGATGGTGTTACTTCGTTTAAGTATTACTTCTCTGAGATCGATATCCTAACAGTACCAACTAATGATATTAACTTAGATTGTAATGATCTAAAATTCACACTAACCAATGATGAATTAAACCAACTGCGCAAAGCTTCCGCTACTCTTAAAACCAGTAACTTAAGTATCCGTAAGGTTGACGAGTCTATTGAGTGTGTCATCCTGGATAAACAAAATCCAACCTCGAATCAATTTAAAATGAAAGTCGCTAATTGCGATATTAATACTAGTGCTGAATTTGAATTTGTTTTTGATATAAATAATTTTAAATTTAAAGCTGCTCCAGAATATGTCTTTGGCATTGACAAAAAGCAGGTCGCACTGATTAACGCCGGCAACACAGATTACTGGGTAGCCCTTGATAAAACCACAACCTATAAGGATTAATATGAAAGAAGATAAAACCGAACCTACTTTGACTGAAGAAGTAGCACCGCCAGTAGAAAACCCTGGACTAAGCTTAAACGATATTTCTGCATGTGTATCAATTATTGATATTGTAACTAAACGTGGAGCATTTGAAGGTGGTGAATTAGCAGATGTTGGAGCAGTACGTAATCGCTTAGCGGCATTTACTGAAGCAGCTAAAGCTGCACAAACTCCACCTGCTGACGAAGCTACTGACCAAGGTAACACCGATGCTGAGTAACCAACTTGATCGTACTAAAGTATTTGATTGTATCAAAGAAATGTCAAACTCTATGGCTCGCGTAGACGCAGAGAAAGAGTTTCAAAAAGAAGCTGCTGAAGCCTTAATTGATAAGGTAGATATTGATAAGAAGCATGTCAATGCTTTGGCTAAGATCTATCACAAGCAAAACTTCGCTACGTTCCAACAGCAAAAAGAAGAAATCGAAGATTTATACGAATCTATCGTAAAGTAATTATTATATATAATAGTATGTACTTTTTACAAAAGCATGGTATAATGGTACCATGCTTAATTATATTATGAGGTGCAAGTGAAAGAATTCTTATTCGTAGAAAAGTATCGTCCACAAACTATTGCAGATTGTGTTCTCCCTAAAGACCTTAAAAATACCTTTAAAAGTATTGTCTTGAAGGGTGAACTTCCTAACATGATGTTTACAGGTTCAGCTGGCACAGGTAAGACTACTGTTGCCAGGGCGTTATGTAATGAGTTAGGCTTAGATTATATCTTAGTCAATGGCTCTGAAGATGGCAACATTGATACCCTTCGTGGAAAAATCAAACAGTTTGCAAGTACCGTATCACTCCAAGGCGGACAGAAAGTTGTCATCCTAGATGAAGCTGATTATCTAAACCCGCAATCTACTCAACCTGCATTACGCGGGTTTATCGAGGAGTTCTCCTCTAACTGTAGATTTATACTTACATGCAATTTCAAGAATCGTATTATTGAGCCTCTCCATTCGAGATGTTCTATATATGAATTCAACTTAGGGAATAAGGCATTGATAGCAGAGCAATTCATGGCTAGGCTTCAATTCATTCTTGATTCCGAAAACATTACATATGACAATGCAGTTATTGCAGAACTCATTATGAAATACATACCAGACTGGCGTCGTGTTATAAATGAATGTCAGCGATATGGTATGAGTGGTCATATCGATACCGGAGTTCTTGTTACTCTTTCTGAGTCAAGCGTGAAGGGATTGATGGGTGATCTTAAATCTAAAAACTTTAAAGATATGCGTAAGTGGGTAACAAACAATATTGATGTAGAATCCGCAAAGTTATTTAGAATGGTTTATGATAACATGCTGACGTATGTTGAACCTTCGAGTATACCTCAATTGGTTCTTATACTAGCAGACTATTCTTATAAGGATAGCTTTGTGGCTGATCATGAACTGAACGTGGTGGCATGCATGACTGAAATCATGTCACAAATTAAATTTAAATAGGAGTAGTTGCGGTGGAAGAACTAGCGAATTACGCAACAATTATTATAGCATTAGCTATGGTTAATGTTGTTTATCAATTGGAAAAGTTTACAAAGTTGTTAACGCTTATTAATCAATTCTTAATGGAGGAAGATCCCAATGCAAATAATGAATGATTCTAGTTGGGTATGTGAAATGAAAAATATTAAAGGACCTAATATTGCAAAAGACTTGCGAGAGTTTTTATTTGATGGTGAAATCGAAATTATGTTCGAAAAGAAAGATGGTACTGAACGTGTAATGAGATGTACTCTTCACCCCGATCTTATTCCTGAAGCCATGATGCCAAAGGGTGACTTAGGTGTTGACCCTAAAGCAACTGGTGGCCAATTCTTAGGTTCTATTGAATCAGAGCAACAGGAATATATGCGAGTATTTGATATTGAAGCACAAGGATGGAGATCATTCGTTCTAGCTAATTTAAAATACGTTAAGACTAACTACACAGCATCGTGAGAATACTATGAAAGTATGGACAGTAGTAAAGCCTCAGCCATCAGAAGAATTGTCAGAAGCTGGTATTGAGAATGCACAAGATCTAATTAGTTACTGTGCACGTGTATCTAATCCAGCGAACGAAATGAATACTGCCACGGCCGATAAGCTTATACGGTATTTAGTTAAGCATAAACATTGGTCACCACTTGAGATGGTGAGTTGTACTCTAGGCATTGAAACAACCCGTGATATTGCACGGCAATTGCTTAGACATCGTTCAATGTCATTTCAAGAGTTTAGCCAAAGATATGCTGATCCAAATGACATGGGGTACCCATTCGTTTTAAGAGAAGCTCGATTGCAAGATACTAGTAACCGCCAAAACTCTGTTGAAGTAGATGATGAACGTTTACAACAACGATGGATTCAAAAACAGAAGACTGTAATTGATGCGGCATCAGCTTCATATAGATGGGCAATTGCTAATGGTATTGCTAAGGAGCAAGCACGATGTGTGATGCCTGAAGGTAATACAATCTCACGGTTGTTTGCTAATGCAACGTTAAGATCATGGATACATTACATTGAACTCCGATCTGGCCATGGTACACAACTAGAACACATGGACTTAGCCCGCGCTATTGCAGTTGAGATTGCTAAGATTTTCCCAATGACAACGGAGTTTGTGTCTGAGGTTTAGGTATGTACAATACCAAAAACTGTGATATAATAATATTATGAATCCATTTGAATTAATTAAATCAATATCAAACAGTAAGAAAGATATACTGGAGAATGAGAAAGACTACAACGCCTTTATGGTAAACCGTGGTCTTTCTTACTTTCCAGATACTGTAATATACGCCAACGAGATGAATAAGTATCATCATCTTGATGGCGGTTTGCAATACCAATTCCTTATAAATATAGTTAGAAAGCGTAATAGGTTTTCTAAGTGGAATAAGTCAACGGAATCCGACGACATTAAGATAATTAAAGAATATTATGGTTATAGTAATGAAAAGGCTCGTGATGTCCTTCCGCTTTTAAGTAATGACAACTTGAATATTATAAGGAATAGGATACAGCATGGCGGAATTCAACGATGAACTGGTGGCTTGGAAACCAGATATGATGTTAGAGGTTATACTGGCAGAGCCAGATGACTTTCTTAAGATACGCGAAACACTTACACGAATCGGTGTAGCATCTAAAAAAGACAATAAATTATTTCAATCCTGCCATATATTACATAAGCAAGGAAGGTACTTTATAACTCATTTTAAAGAGTTATTCTTATTAGA